TATGGCTATGGCGATGGCGATGGCGATGGCTCTGGCTCTGGCTATGGCGATGGCTCTGGCTCTGGCTCTGGCTCTGGCTATGGCGATGGCGATGGCGATGGCGATGGCGATGGCTATGGCGATGGCGTTGGCGATGGCGATGGCTCTGGCTCTGGCTATGGCGATGGCTCTGGCTCTGGCTATGGCTCTGGCTATGGCGATGGCGATGGCGATGGCGATGGCGATGGCTAATTTTTAACAACTAAACGGAGAGGCAGCATGGTAGAGGATAAACTAGACAAGCAGATAAAAGAAAAGGAAGTAGCGGCAAGAAAGAGCCTGACAGAGAAAAAAATAAGAGTAGAGAAAGCAAAGCGGTATAAATTAAAAAAGGAGGGTAAATAAGTGTGCAAATATAAAGGATGCAACGTAGACACAGGAAGCAATAAAAAGAAATTCTGCGGAAAAAGAGAGATAAAGGGATCCTGCGCTCAAAAGCAGGAAAGCGAAAGGCAAAAAGAGACAAGGGAGGAGGCGATGAGGGAGGGTGAATTTAACTACAGTAGCGTGTGGAAAGAAAGTAAAGCTGATAAAGAGGCGGCCCGCGAGAAGGAGAAGAAGCGAATAGCGGGTGGTTACGCCCTGCCAGCCAACAATGGTTACGGAACATAAGTATTCCTTCGGGATAGGGGGGCGGGAAGTTAGGCTACTGACCCCCCGTTTTTAAAGAAACAGACATATAAGGAGATAGACGATGATTATAGCGGTGAAAATATTATTTATAAGCTTGTTAACGCTTTTTATTGGCACATGCCCTGCTTGGAATCGGAACAGTCGCAAAGAGGTGCAAAGGTTTATGCGCCTAATGGTGATTATAAGTGGCGCGGGGGCTTACTTCTCACTAGTAGCGATCATAATGTTGTATACTTTTTAACCCCAAACAAGAGAGGGGATAATCAATGCTAACCAAGCTAAAGACCTACATTGCTAAGAAAGGTTTTTATATCAGTTTTAAGATACCGTTCAAAGCACCTAAGAAAACATGGAAGCAGAAACATAAGGATTAATGATATGTCAGCGACAATAATGGATTTAATAAATTCTACTAACGGAAAGCTTAAAAGCTATGTAATGGTATTGGATAACTACTACCCTGAGTTAGATCTAGTTAAGGACTTAGAAGGGGCGTCCCTAGGCCAACTATTAAGACATCCAGGGTTTGGCAGAAAAACAATGGATGATTTTATAAACCATGTGGCGGAAGAGTTTGGAGTGAATGTCGGTGGCCATACTTTAACTAAGAAATTGGTTTTACCTAGCTATAAGTCAAATAAACACCTGAAAGCACAAAATAAAGAGCTGGAATATAAATTATCAATGGCTCTGGCTAGAGAGGCGCAATTAAAACTACGCATATTTGACAAGCAGGAAAGAAAGAAGTCGTTTAGAGAACGTATATTCACATTTGGGGATTAACCAAATGAAAGATAATGTGATAGAGAGAGCAAAGAAACTAGAGAGCATAAAAACGGCATTTGCTGACCTGATAAAAGAGGTTGAGAGTACAAATAGTGCGAAGTGGTATGGAACAGACATCGATTTATACGACGCAGAATGTGCATTGTTGGCCCTATCTGAGCTACTAACACTAGTACCAGAAGACAAAGAGGAGTGGCAATACGAGAAAAAGTTTATTTATAAACAAGTAGAGCGTGGTTTATTTGATAAGCATACAAAGCCTGAGATGGCTTTAAAGAATATAGCTTATTGGCCTGATGCACCGTGGGCTAGTGATAAATGGAATTGGGATGTAAGCCATAAAGAATACGCTGATGAGTTCTACAAAGCATTTCCCACTCTAACCAAGCAAGAATCAAAACCTAATAAGGAATAGTGAAGATGAAATACAAATCAAAACACTTCGACAAAGACAAATTAGCCCAAAAATTAGATGAGTTAGTAGACGACCAAATAAACACTGATTGGTCAGAATCCGCAGAAACGAAAATAGGTGTGATGCTGGGGCACGCAATTATTATAAAAGTTTCACGGGATACTGAAGATGTTGAAGACGCGGAGGATACATTAGAAAATTATCCAGAGAACAATTGTATAATTTAAAGCCACTACCACCATACAAGCAAGAACAATCATAAAGGAGACAGCACAATGTACGCAATATTCAAAGATAAAAAACAAGTAACTAAAGCACATAGCACTAAAGAAGCTATTATGACCGAAGCCTTTGAGAATAAGCTTGCATACTACCGGCACCCCGACTTCTCAAATGATACGGGCGGGTTGTTTTTAATGAACGAGTATGAAATACAAGAACTGCCAGAGATGAGGGATAAGACATGATAGAGGATATATTTAACGACTTTGATGAGAAAGAAGAAAAAGAGTTTCCACTACACTGGCAGCTTGAAACAATAGAGCCGCCTAAACAACAGAAAGTAACTATAACAGAAGATAAAGGAGAGGAGTAATGACATGGACCACAAATAGCGAGTTCAAAGACGCGCATATAGAACTAAAAAAACAGCTCATTGAAAATTGCGAACTTTTCAAACAATACAAAGTAACAACACTTTCAAACAAACAGAATGAACCTATAGTTAAAACGGAGATAAAGAATACCTAAGCCCCGCCTTAGAGCAGCCGTTGGGTTGTAGTGTTGACGAGAGGCAACGCAGTATACAAAGTACTAATGACAGTCATCTTGGGGTGGACGGTTTCATTGGGTTATAGATGTAATTAGTACGACCTCTCACTACTATTGACATAAACAAGTAATAATAGTAACTTAGATGCTCACAAGGAATATGAGGTTTTATGCCCGCTGGTAGACCGTTGAAGTTTGAAACAGTAAAAATCCTTGATGGCAAGATTCAAGCGTACTTTGATGAAGTTGCCGCAAACGCCATAACACTTGAAGACGGTAGAGTAATACAAGAGCCGCTAACAATAACTGGATTAGCGTTAGCCCTTGATACTACTAGACAAACTCTGATGGATTATGAAGAACGTGACGAATTTACTTACACCGTAAAAAGAGCAAAGACTATTGTAGAGAATTTTGCGGAAAAAAGATTGTTCGGTAGCAACGCCACAGGAGCTATATTTGCACTCAAGAACTACGGCTGGAAAGACAAATCAGAACAAGAAAACCTAAACACAAATTTAAACAAAGACGTAGATACTGACTCAGATTTAGATAAAGAAATACTTGATAGATACTTCCAGAAAAAGGGGAAAGAATAATGGACTACGAACTACTACAACTAAAAACAATACATGAAGTACGCGCACTCACTACACAGAAGGGATTACGTTGGGCTAATACTGATAAGAAAGTAAAGCTTATCAACAACCTAATGGAAATACCAGATCCAATAAAGCCGGAGGATGTTAAGCCTGCGCCTGAAATAGTGGTACACACAGCCACTCATGACGAGATACTAGAGGCTATAAAGGACAACCTAGCCCGTGGATTGCAGATCAAGTTCACTGATGATGGCTGGCACATGCGCGCAGCTAGCGGACGCGAGGATTCAGGTGGCCTAACGGTTCCACTGAATGTGATAAAGAAGATAGCTAACCTGCTTACTGGGGCGTAGTATGTCAAGGGACGGTGCGTGCTACGGATGCGACTGGTTAAAAGTCCCAGAGGATAAATCGCCCTGCAAAACCTGCGGGCCCGTTGTTACAAAACGGGTGAGGTGGAGTGATTTAATAGCCCAATACAAGGCAAATATGCCAACCATCCACAGGCGGGCAACACCAAAAGCGGGCAACAAGGCTATAATGAGGGATAATCTGTAACAATGACAAAAGAAGCAGTTGACGCAGCATGTAGGAAATCATTTGCAGCATTTGCAGCGAAGGCGTTCGAGATCATCGAGCCTGGTACTTACTACGAATACAACTGGCACATTGAGTGCATATCAGAGCATTTACAAGCAGCGTTTGATGGTGAATTACCAAAGTTAATTATCAACATGCCGCCTCGATCACTAAAGACCTTCCTTGTAGGCGTGGCATTCCCTGCTTGGGTTCTTGGGAGGTTGTCACACGAGAAGTTTATTGCCGCCTCATACTCCCATGACCTAGCAAAAGAAATGTCTAACAAATGTAGGCATATTATCAAGAGTAAATGGTATCAAGATATATTCCCAGCTACTGTATTAGACCTAGCGCAGAATCAGAAGCACCATTGGGAAACAACAAGGCGTGGTCAGTACTATGCAACATCTGCGTTAGGCTCAGTAACTGGAATCGGTTGTTTTGTCGCAGGAACTCCAGTTGCCACTAATCTTGGTAGAATAGATATTGCAAAACTTCATCAAGACAAGTATAATGATATCCTAATCCTGTCATACGATCATAAGCAGGATAGTTTGATATATAAAAAACTTGTGGGGTGGCGCGAGAAAGAATCCAGTGAAATTATTGAAATACAAACGACTAACGGATGTAGATTTAGATGCACTGCCGACCATAGAATATATGTGTCGGGCAGGGGCTACCAAAGAGCCGATAGCATTCAAGAAGGTGAGGGGATTTACAATACTGATAGAGTTGGTCTGCGAATTATGCAAGACACCCTTTACACTTCCGTTATGCGAGATCAGAAAGAAAATAAAGAAAGGGTTCAAAGATGTATATTGTACAAAGAGCTGTTCGTGCCAGCACCACGCCATCAAGAACGCAAAGAAATGCGAGGGCTGTGGGGTAGCTATGACGAACAACAAGGGGCGTGCAAGGTTCTGCTCCAAAGAATGCAAGCCGTCATACAGAAAGCTACAACCAAAATCATGTATCAAGTGCGGCGTGGTGTTTACTCCCAAAAGCTCAAGAAAGCAGTGCTGTTCAAGGCTCTGTGCAGATTCTTTGCATTCCGAGCGAATGAAGGGGAAGGGCAATTCGCATTACAAGGATGGGAGTTCTTACAGCTTGATTTTCCAAGAAGCGCGGCAAGGGATTCTAAAAAGAGATTTCCAGCAGTGCGTTGTTTGCCTAGCAGACTCAACTTTAGTGATTCACCATATAGACGAGGATATCCAGAACAACACGCCGGAGAATCTAATAACGATGTGCCGCTCGTGCCACATAACACATCACAAGTCACATGTGACACCGTATCCTCAATTAAAAGAATTGGCGGTGGAGCGGTCAAAGTCTATGACATAACTGTCGAAGATACGCACAACTTCTTTGCCGATGATGTATTGGTTCATAATTGCAACTACCTACTTTGCGATGACCTGATAAAACCCATGGAAGCACAATCAGAATCAATACGCAACTCTACAAATGAGAATATGAGGGCCACACTATTCTCCCGCTTCAACGATCCAAGAGTATCTAGGTTTATACTGGTGATGCAAAGGCTGCACGAGAACGACCCAACGGGCAACCTGTTAACAGATGGTGGGTATCATTTACTCAAGCTTCCTGCCGAGACCAAAGCACCAGTCCTGATAAGCCTCAACGGCATTGATTGGAACATGAAGCCAGGCGAGTTATTATTCCCCGCAAGGCTGAGTCGCGAGATACTGGACAAGAAGCGCCTAGAAATGACAGAGTTCCATTACTGCGGGCAAATGCTACAAGAGCCTGTACCTGCTGGCGGTGGTGAGTTCAAAGAAGATTGGCCTCAATACTACCTTGGTGACTTGAAGTATAAAACTATGAATATAGTTATACTGGTTGATGCCGCTGGTGGTGAGGAAGTAAACAAGAAGAAAAAGAAAACATCCGACTGGACTGCAATGATGGTTGTAGGGCTTGCGCCAGATAATAACTATTATTTACTGGACGCTGTGAGGGATAGGCTGAACCCGACAGAAAGAATAGACAAGTTGTTTGATCTTCACCGTGAGTGGAACATCAAGAGCGGCAAGCCTCCGAAAGTGGGTTATGAGAAGTACGGAATGATGACAGACACCCACTACATCGAGAAGAAAAAGAGGGAGGAGGGCTATAACTTCGTGCTGGCTGAGCTTGGTGGGCGCATGATAAAAGAGGAAAGAATCAGACGGTTAATCCCAGACTTGCAACAAAATAGATGGTATTACCCCCGTAATCTGTGGTACACTGACTGCGAAAATAGAAAGATTGACCTTGTTAGAGAATTGATATACTCTGAAATGGCATCTTTCCCAAGAGCTAAGTTTGATGATATGTTAGATGCGAAGAGTCGGATATATGATATGGAAGTAAGGTTCCCAGCTCTGAAGAAGAAAAAGCGAACAATCATAGAAGATCAAGGGTGGATAGGCGCATGAAGTCAAAGGTTAAAATTGCAGCAGAGTTTAAGAAAAGACTTGGCACAAGCAACCGTAAACTTGCCAAACAATACCAAAATACAAGAGATTGTCAATCCTTTGAGGCTGGCGATATAATGGATTATGTCCAGCGTGTGCAATACACCAATTCCGCTGGCGGCAAGAAAGCCGTAATGGTTCAATTCAACAGGGTTAAGCCTTATGTTAATGCTGTTAAAGGCTTTATGGCCCAGAATAGAAAGCGCGGTAAGTATGTAGCACGAACAGATGTTGCACCACTACAAGATCAGTTATCAAAATACTCAAACTCATTAAAAGATTATCTATTAGAAAATGCCAACGGAGCGCAAGTAGAGACACAGCAAGACGGAGACCAGTTGGTTGCAGGTTATGGGGCGTTAGAAACAAACTTAACATATGCAGACGGACACGCCACAACAGACCCTAATGGCGAGGTTCAAATGGGAAGGCTTGACCCTTTGGCGGTTGGTTGGGATCACACAGCAAGAGCCACTAATCTACTTGATGCAAGGTATGTTTATTACAAGGAGATTTACAACCTAGATGTTGCAAAGGCTTTGTTTAATGACTCCGAGGACGACGACTTCGAGCCGATAAGCGAAGAAGAAGACGAGGGAGTGTATAGTTATTTTGACGGAGGCAACTACGATAAAGAGCGAGTATCTGAGGGCGTGGAGTGGTCAGATAAAGAAGATAAAGAAGTTAAGGTTTATTTTTACCAATGGTATCAAGTGGAGCCGTTCTATAGATGCGACAATCCAATAGAGGCGTTAACGAATCCAGAATCAAAGGCGCGCGGTCAAATGACGCTGGAGCGAATAGCTAATGAAATAGAGTCTGATGATGATATGTTTGCTTTTGATCCTACTTCGGAGGTTTTATCATTTGATAAGAAGGTTAAGACGGAACTGGAAGAGGCGTTCGGGGAATATGTAGAGATATTTGAGTATAACCGTAAAGTATTCTATACTGCTGTATTGTCTGGCGACCATGTGTTTACAGCCACGCGCTCAGTATCTCAGCAAGCGTTCACGATACAATTTAAAACTGGTGACTTCGATTCTAAAAACCAGATATGGACAGGTATGGTTAATTCCATGAAAGACCCTTCCATCTATTATAATAAATCCCTAACCGAGTTGATGTTTACTATTGGCGCTAACTCCAAAGGTGGTGTATTGGTAGAGTCCGACGCAGTAGAGGATATACAAGAATTTGAATCAATGTATGCTAAGACTGACGCGGTTGTTATTGTGGAGCCAGGGGCTTTATCAGGAAATAAAATCAAGCCGAAGAAGGAGCCTTTCTCACCTACAGGCTACGAAGGGGTTATCTCATTGGTTGACGCTTCTTTTGCTGAGGTAAACGGTATTGATAAATCGTTCTTGGGATCGAGTGAAAACAAAATGCAAACCGCAGCTTTAGCAAGGCAGCAAGTAAAGCAGGTTACATCCGCGCTGGCTTGTTACTTTGACTCTGGTGTGCTGTTCCAGAAGACCCATTCACGGATTATGCTAGATTTAATGCGGATATACGCGGAGAATAATGACGGTGGGTTGTTTAGGATATTAGGAGAGGATGGCGCGCAAGAGTTCGTTGCTATATCTTCTGACAAGCTATCTGGCGAATATGACGTATCAATAGTAGAAGCCCCACAAACCCAAGAAGAAAAACTAGAGTTTGCAGAGCTATTATCTAATATGGCTGATAAGCTAATGGCAGTTGGCGACCCATCTGGCAAGGTAATATATGCTGTTGCGCTTAAATACCTACCAATAGACAAAGCAGACATACAGCAAATAACTAAAATACTTATGCCTGATGATGGACAAGTGGATCCTGCTTATGTTCAACATTTAGAGCAGCAACTGAAAGCGGCTATGGATGAGAAAGACCAAGCCATGATTATGAAAACTCTATCAAGTACAGCCTTAGATATGGCTAATGTAAACAAGATAGATGTAGGTAACAAGAAAACCAGCGCGGAAACTGTCAAGACTATTGAAGAATCCAACAGGGTTTCGGTTGAAACAAATCTAGCCCAGAAAGCAGAACTAAAAGAAGTTAATATCAATTTATAGGAAGGTTCTATGTCTAATTTATACGACCAAATAGAAGAAGATGAGTTGAAGCTCAAAGAAGAAGATAAAGAGCCCGAAGGCGCGGTTGCTGAGGAAACCCTTATTGAAGAGGCTGAGGAAGCTGAAGAGGTATCCGATGAAGAGGAAGAGGAAGAAGAACCAGAAGAGGAGCCCGAACAAAAGCTTGACGCGTCAGCATACGTTAGAATGCGAAAAGAAAAGAGGGCTTTGCAAGATGAAAACGAAGCCTTAAAAGCTGAGAAAACGCCACAAGTTACAAACGATACAGACCCAGAGCCTAACAAGGCAGAGGCATATGAGGAGTGGTTAGAGTGGAAAGATAGGGGTTTATCAAAACGCCAAGATAAAATAGAGGAGTGGCAGGGTAAGCAAGATAGGGCAACGGAACAAAAGGCAGTGTGGAATGGGGCTGTTAATGAGTTTCAAGGCTTTGAAAAGCAGTTCCAAAAGATAACTCCAGACTATGAAGCGGCTGCTACGCACATGAAAGACAGGCTGTCGGATAGTTATAGGCTTGTTAATCCAGAGCTAACGGCTCAAGAGGTGGATAGCAAGGTATCTAATTATATACTACAGAACGCGGCGCAAGCTGCTCAGAGCGGATACAACCCTGCCGAGTCATTATATAGGCAGTCCAAAGAACGCTTCGGCTTTACGAAGCAAGAAGCGGCATCTCCCACAAGGAAGCGCACAGACCTAAAGAAGATAGACTCTAACCGCAGAAAATCAGCAAGTCCGTTGCAATCTGGTGGTCAGTCAAGTAGCGCCCAGATTGGAATTGAGGAGGTTGCTGGTATGTCTATGGCAGACTTTGCAAAACTCACTCCTTCGCAACTTCGAGAACTAGAGTCACAATAAGGTTGTTATAGGTAAAATAATATGTTAAGCTATTAAGAATCGTACATTAATTTGTATAGGCTTCTTAATAGCTTCAATATTAAGCGTGTTATAGTAGCGTTATCTATCATCGTCAAACGTGGTCACGCACGAAAAAACGGAGGTGTTCCAGACACTATAACAAAACTGAGTTGACGGTTGTTTGTATAAACATTCAATCGGAGAACAAACATGTCTGCAACAGGTATGCTTACAGGTAACGCTCTTACAGTAAAACTGTTTGAGAAAAAGACCTGGCTTCAAACGATGCAAGCGTCCGTAGTTGGACACGCATTTAATAGAGGCTCTATTTACTTCCCAGAGAAATTCCTAGGCAAAGATACGCGTGGTGATACGACTACTTTCCCATTTGCTGGTAAACTGACTTCAGTACCAGTTGGCGAAGGTGGTACACTAGATGGATCATCTGCTCAAGAAGCTTTGGATTTACAAAGCCATTCAATGACAATTAACGAATCACGATATGCTGTTTTGAACCCTAACTATGGAATCGAGCAACAACGTACAAATGTTAATTTTGAATCAACCTCAAGAACTCTACTTTCTAAACGTGCTGTAGAATTTCTTGATACATCATTCTTTTATCAGGCTGGTGGCTCAAACCCTACGTCATTTACAATTAATGGCACAACTTATGCAAGTGCGGCTGATAAGCTACATGTGCAAGGTCATAACACTCCAACAGCTCCAACGACTAATCGTATTGTCCGTGCTGGTGCGGCTGCAACTGACCAGGCTTTAGTAAGCACCAACACAATGACTCTTGATCTTATTGATAACGCTTTGGAATTAAGCATTGCATCTGATCAGCCTATTGAGCCGTTTGCTGATGGAACTTTTGATTTATATCTATCTCCTTATGATATTGTAAACTTGAAACGCGATACCTCAAGCGCAATACAGTGGTTTAACATTGAGCTTGCTAAATTGCAGGGCGGTGGTGATTCTACTATTGAGGATATGTATAAGAACGGTATGCGTTGCGTTGGTAAATATGCTAACGTTATGATATATGAAGCGCCCCGCGTTGCATTTGGTCTTAACTCATCTACTAGTGCGGTTATAACAACTACTCGTAGAAACGTGCTGTGTGGATTGAACGCCTTATCTTTTGCATCACCTTATGGTGGTCGGATTACAGATACGGACGTACCTTTCAAATATCGTGAGCAACTAAAAGACCATGATAAGTACAAATCAATCAGTGCTGAGTTACTTTATGGAATGAAGAAAATGTCACCTTCTAACAAAGAAGACATTGGAGTTATCGTTCTTGGTACTTACGCTGCAACACATAATTAGGAGATACGGTTATGACTACTAACACATTTGTAGCGGTGGCTAATGGCTACCAAAACGACTATACCGACTACCTAAGAGCGCCAACGAACCGTAATGGTTCAGTTCAGCAAGTGATTGGCACGACTGTTATGCCTATTACTACTGCAACTGGCGCTTTTGTTGGGCTTGTTCCTTTTAGAAAAGGCGCGACGTTTACTATTAGCAGCACATCTATTCATATTACTGACATTGATGCTGGCACTGATTCGACAGTTAATGTGGGTATCGTGTATAAGGGCAGTGATGAGGGAACTGATGATGTTGACGCATTTTCAGCGGCTTCAACTGCTGGACAAGCCGGTGGCTTTATTGCTGTAGATAACCAAGCTGGTAATCTTATAGTTACTACTGGTGATGGCTGGCTGGCTTTGGAAAACGAAGCTAATATCAGTGAAACAGAGGCAACAATAACGTATAACGTTGGTGTTTCTTACGGGATATAGAGTATGACGGTTACAACAGTTACATTATCTACTATACGAACTGCTATTTCGAAGCGTCTCCTGGATGTGAATAATACGGCTGTATCTGCTGCTGATCTAACTGCTGCAATCAATGACGCTATCAGGACTTGGAAGTTTAAGAGGTATTGGTTTAATACTAAGACTTCTAATATCTCCCTAGTTTCTGGTAGCGCCATACTTACCCCGCCTACTGACATGCTTATTGAATTACCAAGAAGTGGTTTTACTATTGATTATGGTAATACTAAATGGCCTCTTACTAAGACGAAGCCTTTGGAGTATTCAGAGTATGATAATCAATCAAACGGTTTGCCTCGTGTTTATGAGTGGGTTGGTGGCGTTTACTCTGTCTATTATCTGCCTGACCAAGCTTACACCGTGATCTGCCGATACTTAGAAGATTACGATGACTTATCAGCGGATGGTGATAGTAACGACTTTACCAATAACGCTACAGACTTAATAACATACGACGCTCTGTCCAAACTACACGGTGAGCTAAGGCAAGATGAAAAGATGGAGTCTTATTATTCTGCCAGAGCTAGTAACGAGCATAAGATACTAAATAGATTCACAGCAAAGAATACTGCAAGTGGTGTACTTTCAGTAGAAACAATTTTATAACGGAGAATATTATGTCAGGTGACGTAACAATAGGAGCATTAAAACGCTTAGATACTTTGATGGCAGGTCAGGACATTGACTCTGTTGATATTAACGGCGGCGCTATTGATGGTGCTACAATAGGCGCAGCTTCCCCTGCGGCTGGAACGTTTACCACTTTAACCTCTACCACTACGGCTGGTGTCGCAAATAGAGTGCCTGTAGCCTTAACGGCAACAATTGCCCTTACGGCTGCGCTTAACGCTAACAGGCCGAATATTGTAACTGGAACTGCTACTGCTGCGTATACACTGCCAGAAGCTACTGGTACTGGTAATGAATACCCTATTTATATAGGACAAGTTAACACAAACGGCTTAACTTTTGTTACTCCTGATTTAGTAAACTCGTTGATGTACGGAAAAGCAAATATGTTAGATGTGGACTCTACCGCAGCAACAGCGTTCTTTACAGTAACAGCTGGTGATACTAACACGGTAACATTTGACGGCACTACTAAGGGTGGTCAGATTGGTGACACTGTGATATTCACGGATTTAGCTACTGACGTATTTGCAGTACATGTTGAATCGCGTGTACCTGCGGGATCTAACGTTGCATCACCGTTTAGTGCGGCATAACAACAAGGGCGGGGGAAACCTCGCCCACTTACGGGGTGTATATGGATTTTGTATGTAAAGACCCATCTGGCGACACTTGGCATTATGAGGATGATAAGTTTATCCGCATGAATGGTGACAAGCTAAGGTCTAAGATAAGCGCACAATACATACCTGATCCTTATAAACTATGGGAAATGAAATCAAGAAAGGCTGGATGCGAAACGCAAGCTCCAGAGTATCGGCCATCGGATGCAACCTTTGCATTATTCAAATACAGGGAGAGTCTAGCCAATGCCTAATACAACAAGTAACTATGCTTTATATAAGCCACTGGTAAACGACGCGACAGACGAAGATTTGTGGGGCGGTTATCTTAACGACTCTATGGACTTGATTGATACGCAGATGAAGGTTAATGCAGATGCTATAGCGGCGTCTGTGTCAGGTGAGCTTCCAGTGGGGTCTATATACTCCAATGACACAGTATCAACAAACCCTGGTACACTATTAGGCTATGGAACGTGGGTTGCTATCACAGACAAGATGGTTATTGGTGCTAGTGGAACGTATGCTGCGGGAACAACGGGTGGTTCAGCAACGCACACTCTAACGGTAGGCGAAATGCCAAATCATGCACATACATCTAAATTGTCTAATGGTTTTGGTGCAAATGCAGACGAACATGCAGCGGGTGGAGGTGGTGGTAGTGGTAACGGCCTTACAACGTCTGGCTCATTAGCCATAAGCACATCATCAGCGGGCAGTGGTTCTGCCCATAGTATTTTGAACCCATACCACTCGGCTTACATTTGGCGAAGAACTGTTTAGGGATAAACGATGTCTACAAAAGTATCAGATTTAAGACCTATACTAAATGTTGCAGGGGTTCAGCCTAGCACCGACAAGACAGCTTTAGCTACAAAACACTGGACGGCATCTACTAATATAAGGTTTGTAAACGGTTTACCGCAAAAGATAGGCGGCTGGAATATATCAACCTTCCAAAGCGAAAACCTAGCAATTGGCAAGATGCGTACTGTTTATTCTGCGATACTTAGCGGAAGCCCTCGGACTGTATTAGGAACTGAGCAACATTTATACTCTTATATTGGCTCGGTCTTAACTAATATTACGCCACTAAAAGCAGCAACTATAGCAATAGCAAACTCACTAGATACGCATTATGCAACATTGGCAGGTAACCCTATTGCAGTAGTTAGCGGTAGTTCGGATATAAAAGTAACTGATTCGGAGGCTGCCTTATTTTCCGAGGGTGATTCTTATACACTAGCGGGAGCGACAGACACAGGTGGAATTACAGCAGGGCAGATAAACAACACGTTAATAGTGCG